TGTTTGGTAGCACAACGCAAGGTGCGAAAGAGATCGCTAACCTCGGACGTCAGACCAGAGAACTCGGCATAGACAGATTAGCACCACTGGGATTCACGGTTGACGAGATCAACGAAACATTATTATTGAACTTAGACTCACAGAGAAGGACAGGCGTTCTGGGCCAACTAACTGACAGACAAAGAATTAACAGCGCCGTGAACTTTGCAGAAGAATTGGACCGATTGGCCAAACTTACAGGTGCCCAGAGAGACGAATTAAGATCGGCCATCGAATCACAGAAAGCCAATGAACGATTCCAAGTGGCACTGCAAGGACAAACCGAGGAGACTAGGAGACGATTACAGGGATTCGCAGGAGCGGTGGAGTCTGTGTCGCCCACACTGGCGGAAGGCTTCCAGGACTTGATCGCAACAGCGGGTGCGCCGGTAACAGAGTCGGCCATAGAGTTGGTACAGAACATTCCGCAGGCAAGGGGAGTCATCCAAGACCTAATATCCGGTGTTATCACCAGTGAAGAAGCACTCACAAGGATCAGAGACATATCGTCAGCCAGCATCGGCAGATTTGACCAAGCGACAGTGACGGGTGTGGTTGGATTCACTAGACTACAGGGTCCTTTACTTGAGTTGGCTCGAAGGGTCAATGACTCGGGAGCAGTGATCAAAGAGCAAGAACAGGCTGTGAGCAGTCTAGTAGGTAACCTTACATCATTCGAACAGGCGACCAAAGTGTTATCCAGCCAATTCCAAGGCATCGAGACGGGACTGCTGAAAGCATTCGGTCCTGCACTGGGTGGACTGGTAGGCATGATGAAAAGTGCGTTTGGTGTTGGTGGATCAGTAGCAGGAGCACTGGCCAAGGCACCCGGACTTACAGCGGGATTGTTGATAGCAGGACTGTCAGGGAAATTATTATATGACGCGGCCAAGCAGACAACCATAGTTGCCGCAGGTACCAGAATAGGTACCGCACACTTGCAAGGCGGCATGGCTGGATTATTTGGCAAAGGTGGTGCAGGTAGATCAGCGGCAGGTTTAGCCGGCAAAGGAGTCGGTGGTCTTGCAGGATTAGGAATAGCAGGAGGCGGAATTGCACAGGCAAATTCGGCAGAGACAACAGGTGGCAAAGTAATGGGCGTGGGTCAAGCGGCCATTGGAGGTGCACTGACAGGTGCAATGATAGGGTCAATTGTACCATTGGTAGGAACAGCAGTAGGCGCCGCCATAGGTGGAGCCCTAGGAACTGCATCGGGTCTCTATGCGGCATCACAGAACAAACGAGCATTTGGTGGACCAATGGATGCAGGCAAGACTTACCTCACAGGTGAGCGTGGACCAGAGCTGGTAACAGCAAGAACATCAAGCACGGTCACAGCAAACAGCGATCTAAAGAACACATTCAACACAGAAGCACTGGAAAGCAAATTGAACTCCACAGTATCAGAACTTAACGCCGCCAACAAGACCTTAACAAGTATGGTTAATAGCGTAAATACGCTTGTAGCAGTAGAAAGCAGGGCCTTGAAAGCAGTTGAGAAAACAGCTCGTAAGGATGTGAATCAAATAGGCATGGTTTAGGTTGCTCAAATGAACAAATAAGTGTAACATATTACTATGGCTTGGAAAAAATATTTTAAAGACGCAAACATGTCTCCCATATCGGGGGAGAAGGTACCCAACTTCGCAAAGAGGAACTATAGTTCTTACTTGCCGGACGTGTACACAGGACACCCTAACAGGATACAGAGATACTTCCAGTATGATCAAATGGATTCAGACTCGGAGATCAATGCGGCGCTGGACATACTGGCAGAATTCTCAACACAACAGAACACAGAGAACGAGACTCCGTTTGACATGGTGTTCAAAGATGAGACCACTGAACACGAAGTGAAGCTTCTCAAGAAGGCACTACAGCAATGGACAAGATCAAACAAGTTCAACAAAAGAATTTTCAGGATATTCAGGAACGCACTCAAGTACGGAGATTGTTTCTTCGTCAGAGATCCGGAAACCCAGAAATGGTTGTACATTGACAATGCAAAAGTTGACAGGATCGTTGTGAACGAGTCCGAAGGTAAGAAACCTGAACAGTATGTGATCAGAGATATCAATCCTAACCTACAAAGATTGAGTGCCACACAGATAACACCCAATCAAACTTATGGTGGATCAGGCGGTGGCGGAGCAGGTGCTGGCGTAGGTGGTCAGGCATACGGTGGTTCTGCAGGTGCACAAAGTTCTATGTCAGGATTCGCAGGCGGAAATGCAGGCGGCAGATTTTACAAGACAATGAATGCGTACAACATCAATGCTGAACATGTTATACACATGAGTATGTCAGATGGTCTAGACAATCTATTCCCATTTGGACAGTCAGTGCTGGAACAGGTGTTCAAAGTTTACAAACAGAAAGAATTACTAGAGGACGCAATCATAATCTACAGGGTTCAGAGAGCACCTGAGAGAAGAGTGTTCTACATCGACGTGGGCAACATGCCAACACACTTGGCCATGCAGTTCGTTGAGAGGGTTAAAAACGAGATCAACCAAAGAAGGATACCTAGTGCATCAGGCGGATCAAACTTCATAGATGCAACATACAATCCAATGTCAATAAACGAAGATTACTTCTTCCCACAGACAGCGGAGGGTAGAGGATCTAAGGTAGACACACTGCCAGGTGGAACTAACCTGGGTGAGATTGACGATTTAAGATTCTTCACAAACAAACTATTCAGAGGATTGAGGATTCCTAGTTCTTATCTACCAACAGGTGCGGAAGATGGCGGATCATCATACAATGATGGCAGGGTTGGAACGGCATACATCCAAGAATTGAGATTCAACAAGTATTGTGCGAGACTACAATCAATGTTAGCGGAAACTTTTGACGAAGAGTTCAAATTATGGGTCAAGTCCAAGGGTTACAACATAGACAACAGTATGTTTGAACTTAAACTTAATCCACCACAGAACTTTGCACAGTACAGACAGACAGAAATGGACCAAAGCAGAGTAAACACATTCACAGCAGTGGCAGACTTGCCTTACATGAGTAAGAGATTCGCACTGAAGAGATATCTTGGATTGAGTGAAGAAGAAATGGCGAGGAATGCCGAACTTTGGGCGGAAGAAAACAACGTGCCACAGAAAAAACAGACCAAATCGAATCAACTACGTGCAGGTGGCGTAACACAGTCGGGTATTTCCAGTGATCTTGACCAATTCGAGGAACCGACAGCAGACGCAGAAGCACCAGAACCAGGATCACCACAGCCAGGACAGCCGGGACAGACACCAGGAGGCTCTCTAGGAGGCACTGGCGGAACAGGCGGCGGCGGACAAGTTTAAGGTTAAATACGATTATGAAACTGAATGAATTTTTCACATATGGTGCAGACGGGTTTGAACAGGATAAAACCTACGAACCAGAACACGATATTTCAATACTAGATTCAGAAGACACAAGAAAAACAAGGTTGACTCTCAAACAGATCAACTCTATGAGACTTGCATCAGAGGCCCACGATGCACAGCAGAAGGAAGAAGCGGTGTTCACACAGCAGATGTATGGACAATCAGCAGGAACAGACGATATAGCATTGTAGTATGACGGGAGTAGCTTTCGTATTAGGGAATGGTGAATCTCGAAAGGGGATTCGTATAGACGATCTAAAAAAACACGGCAAGGTTTACGCCTGCAATGGTGTTTATAGGACAGAAGCACCCGATTACCTGATAGCAGTTGACCCAAAAATGATATTAGAAATTGCAGAGTCAGATTATCCCAAGAAAAATCAAGTATGGTCAAACTTTAATGCAAGGTACAACGACAATCCAGTAGCACTCAACCATGTTCAATGGTTCAAACCAAGTCTTGGATGGAGCTCCGGTCCGACTGCATTAAGAATGGCGTGTGATCACGGACACAAGGAAATATACATCCTAGGATTCGACTACGAAGGACACACAGTTGATAAGAAGGGTCCTAGAAAAATGTTTAACAACGTGTTCAAGGACACACGCAATTATAAACGATCAAAAGACGATGCGACCTTTTATGGCAACTGGATGAATCAAACCAAAAAGTGTTTACAAAGTTATAAAGAT